TACACCCAAAACTCATAATCAAAAATATTGTTCTGATGAATGTTGCCGTATCGCAACCAACAGAAGGATTATGGAAAAGTATTACGAGAAGAAGGCTATTAGAAATGGTGCTGCTCGTGGGTGCAAAAAATGTGGTGCACAGTTGAGTAGGTATAATGATACTGCTTTGTGTGCTTCCTGCCAAAAGAAAATAGACATTACTAAAAAGTCTAAGATAAAAGGTATGATAGATGACATTAGCTGATCTGGTAAAGACTAAAGCAAGTAGGGTCTTAGGAATAGATGCTTCCACAAACTCAATAGCCTTTTGTTTGATGGAAAACGATAAGCCATTAAAGTGGGGCAAGATAAATTTTGTTGGCCAAGATATTTATGAAAAGATTCACGATGCTAAAATTAAAACCAGTTCTATGTTAGATGAATTAAAGAGTGATTATATTGCTGTAGAAGGAGCCATACTTGTCAGATCCCCTGATGCTGTGATAAAATTGTCTTATGTATACGGTGTCGTTATTGCTGAGCTTATGTCTACTGGCGCTTCCGTTATTACTATATCCCCTAGTTCTTGGCAGGCATATATTGGCAATAAGAACCCAACCAAAGACGAGAAGGCGGCTATCAGACTAAAGAATCCAGGATACGCAGACTCTTGGTATAAGACTCAACTAAGAAACATGCGTAAGCAAAGAACTGTAGATTACTTTAATAAAAAATACGGACTATCTATAACAGATTTTGACGTAGCAGATGCATTCGGCATTGCTCATTATGCTAATAAGGTGTTGACTGAACGATGAAATTATATCAAAGTCAGACTTGGCTATACAGAAGATATGTAGTACAAAAGAAAACGGTAACGGAAATTGCCGATGAGTGTAAGGTCTCTGCTATGACCATACAGAGATACCTAGAAAAGTTCCAATTAATTAGGAGGCGGTAATGCTAAGACCAGTATTTTCAGATGTAAAAGATTTTAATTGTAGCGATTTATATCTTCAATCTGTTGGTGCTCCAGCAGGCGGAAAGATATGGGGAGCATGTCATGAGATTGCCCACATGCTAATTGAAAAAAATATATCATATGGCAACTCAGCATTAGACCCAATTAGAATATTTTCAACGGCGGATTCAACAGAACAATTAAAAGTCCGCATAGATGATAAACTAAATAGAGTAAAGAATAACCAAGGATATGCTGGAGATAATGATATCGATGACCTTATTGGGTATTTAATTCTATATAAAATAGCTAAATCCAGTTGATTTTTTAGTCGACTAAGAGTATACTCTAATATATGTCCGAAATTGAATTAGCTGATCACTTTGATCGTATGAACATGGTAGTCTCAGAACTGCTTAAAGGAAACAACCCAACCCAAATTGCAACCGTCACAGGCTTTAAGAGAGCCGAAGTGGTCGAGTTGATAGATGAGTGGAAGAGTGTCGTGCACAACGACACAGCGGCCCGTGAGAGGGCTAAAGAAGCTATCTCTGGAGCAGACCAACACTACGCAATGCTTATCAAAGAGGCATGGAAAACTGTTGAAGATGCAGATCAGGCGGGACAACTAAATGTTAAATCAGGAGCACTAAAGCTTATTGCCGATATTGAAGGTAAAAGAATTGGAATGCTTCAAGAAGTTGGCTTACTTGATAATGCTGAGTTAGCAAATCAAATCGCAGAAACAGAACGCAAGCAAGATATCCTTGTTAAAATATTAAAAGAAGTTACAGCCTCATGTCCTAAATGCAAGATGGATGTTGCAAAGCGATTATCACAGATTACTGGAGTGGTAGAGCCTATAGAGATTATTGAGGAAGTTAGTGGATCTTAATTTTAATGACTTAATTGATATGCTGGACGGCGAAGAGTTTGATGAACGCCCAGTAGATCTAAGAACATTTGTGCAAAGCCCAGAATACTTAGGGCTGCCACCATTATCTGAATATCAATATACTCTTATTGAAAAGAGTTCACAAATTTATAAGGAGTCTACTCTCGTCAAACTGTTTGGCGAAGAAGAAGGCGTTAGAATGTTTAAGCAAACCGCCAATGAGGTTGTTGCTCAGCTAGGTAAAGGTTCTGGAAAAGATTACTGCTCAACCATATCAGTTGCCTATATAGTATATTTACTATTGTGCCTTAAAGATCCAGCATCTTATTATGGAAAACCTCCTGGAGACTCAATTGATATTATCAATATTGCTATTAACGCACAGCAGGCAAACAACGTATTCTTTAAAGGGTTTAGAACACGCATCGATAAGTCTCCTTGGTTTGTGGGAAAGTACACAGAAAAAGCTTCTGAAATTAAATTTAATAAAAACATTACAGTTCACTCAGGTCACTCGGAGCGTGAAGCGTGGGAAGGGTATAACGTAATCGTAGTTATCCTTGACGAAATTTCTGGCTTTAGCGTAGAGAATACCACTGGCCATGAGCAAGCAAAGACGGGAAGTCTTATATACGAAATGTATCGTGCTTCTGTAGACTCACGTTTTCCAGACTATGGAAAGGTTATTCTGCTATCATTCCCAAGATATAAGAATGACTATATACAACAAAGATACGACGACGTAGTAGCTGAAAAAGAAACAGTAACTAGAACACATCATTTTAAACTAGACGATACCTTGCCAGACAATACAGAAGGCAATGAGTTTGATATTGAGTGGGAAGAAGATCACATCTTATCCTACAAGTATCCTAGGATGTATGCTTTGCGTAGACCGACATGGGATATAAACCCTACACGAAGCATAAATGACTTTAAGGTTGCTTTCTATAAAAATGCTCCAGATGCACTAGGAAGATTTGCCTGTATGCCATCAGAAGCAATTGATGCGTTTTTTAAGTCTCGTGAAAAAATTGAGAAAGCATTTAGCAATATGTCATTGGCGGTAGATGAGTTTGGAAGATTTGAAAATTGGTTTGCGCCAGATCCAGATAAGGAATACTTCTTGCACGTAGACCTTGCTCAGAAGCATGACCATTGCGCTGTTGCTATGGCGCATGTACAGAAGTGGGTAAATGTAAAAGTAACAGATACATATTCGCAGCCTGCCCCGATTGTAGAAGTTGATGCAGTTAGATATTGGACTCCCACTCCAGATAAATCTGTAGACTTTACAGAAGTTAAAGACTACATTCTATCTCTTAGAACAAAAGGTTTTAAAATTCGTGTCTGCACATTTGACCGATGGAACTCACACGACATGATGCAGCAGTTAAAACAATATGGTATTAACACAGAAACATTATCAGTTGCAAAGAAACATTATGATGATATGGCCATGGTTGTTGCAGAAGATAGATTGAGTGGACCTGCAATTAAATTACTTATAGATGAATTGCTTCAATTAAAAATTATGAGAGACAGGGTTGATCACCCACGAAAAGGATCTAAAGACTTAGCTGATGCCGTTTGCGGTTCTGTATATAACGCAATTAGTAGAAGCAGGCCACAGAATAACGAAGAGATAGACATACATACATACAGCTCTTTGAAGTGGGATAGAGAAAAAGAAGAAGATGAAATAGTAATGAACATGATAAGACCACCGAGGATGCCCAAAAACTTATCAGATGTATTAGACGGAATGGAAATAGTATGAGTATATATCAAGAAAGAGCAAAAGAATGTAAGTGTTGCGGTAAGCATGTGCCGCTTCCTACAGTTTTAAAAGAGTATAACGGCACCCCGCTATGTCCCACAACCTTTTCTAATGTCGTGGAGTATAAAAGAATATGGAAGTCTTCTGGGTCAAGGCCGATGGGAAGTGTCAGAAAACATTTTTCTGAATACGTTCAGCAGTTAGTAGAAACAACTATATATAAAAATGAGGATGGAACTGTAAATGAGTCTTGAAGACAAAGATGATGACGAGGTACTTGCATATTATTTAGAAATAGGTGTTGTTAACTTAGAAGGTATGGATGAAAGCGGCGAACTTATTTATTCTATAAATCCAGAAATGGCTAAGGAGTATGCGCCTGAGTTATGGCAGTCCCACATGGATTATGTTGACAAGTCTTTAATAAATTTATACGAGGCGGGCCTTGCAGAAATCGAATACGATGAAGATTTGCAAGCAACAATACATTTAAGTCCAGAGGGTCAAAAGCTAGCCAAAGAAATGGGTCTAGTTGAAATGGATATATCTGACTTTAGGGATATTCCAAACGATTAAAAATTATGATATAATTATTGTAGGATGCCCGCAAGGGGTCCTATAAATTAACTTATTCGCTTGAAGGAGGAATAAAATGGTAACAACATATACATGGGATCTTTTCAAGGATCCTTTTTTTATTGGCTTTGATAGAGCCTTAGATACATGGAGCCACGCTCAAACAGTATCAAGTGCAACTAACTATCCACCATATAACGTAATCAAGGTAGACGAAGACAATTTTATTGTCGAATTAGCAGTCGCTGGATTTGGTAAAACAGATATTGATGTATCAACAGCAGACGGCAAGCTTACTGTAAAGGGAGAATTAAAGACGGAGGATAACGATTCGAAGTTTATTCACCGTGGAATTGCTGCCCGTAAATTTACTCGTGAGTGGGCTCTTGGTGAATATATGGAAGTAAAGGCTGCAGAACTAAAGGATGGAATGCTTAAAATTGATATTGTACGCATTCTGCCAGAAGAGAAGAAGCCAAAGACTATCAAGATCAAATAAATAGTATAATGGATATCTGCACCCCGTCACTGGGGAGTCGCAGATTTGGGCATCGCTGCCCAGGAT